GTTCGTTCAAAACAACATCGCAGACCAGTTCTTCGCGTCTGTATATCCTACTATTACTTCTGGTAAATCAACGAAGGTTATCATCGTTTCTACCCCACATGGTATGAACCACTTCTACCGAATGTGGAACGATGCCGAGAAAGGGAACAATGACTATAACCCGATCGAGGTTCACTGGTCGCAGGTGCCGGGAAGGGATGAAGTCTGGAAAGAGACGACTATTAAGAACACCTCAGAAGAACAGTTCAAGGTCGAGTTTGAGTGTGAGTTCATCGGTTCGGTTGATACGTTGATCGCACCGTCAGCTCTCCGTGCGATGGAATACAGGACCCCAGACAAGTCCAACGAGGGCTTTGACGTGTATGAAGAGCCAAAGAAGGGACACCGTTATATGGTGACTGCTGACGTTGCTAGGGGTGTTGGTAAGGACTATTCTGCTGCTATTGTATTTGATACCACTGAGTTCCCATATAAAGTAGTAGCAAAGTATAGAGATAATGAAGTGAAGCCGATGGTCTTCCCCTCTATCATCCACAGAATCGCTAAGTCATATAATATGGCTCACGTTCTTATTGAGGTTAATGATATTGGCGATCAGGTTGCCTCTATCCTCAACTATGACCTTGAGTATCCCAACGTAATGATGTGTGCGATGAGAGGTCGTGCCGGTCAGCAGCTAGGCTCTGGTTTTAGTGGTACTAAGACCCAGCTAGGCGTCAAGATGAGTGTAGCCACTAAGAAGCTAGGTTGCTCTAACCTCAAGGCACTTGTAGAAGAACGCAAGCTAACCTTCTAGGACTTCAACATCGTCCAGGAGCTTACCACATTCATCTCCAGAAACAACTCATATGCCGCTGAAGACGGGTGTAACGATGACCTTGCTATGTGTATGGTTATCTTCTCATGGGCTGTCGCTCAAGATTTCTTCCGTGAGATGACGGACAATGATGTACGTAAAGAGATCTATGATGAGAAAGAAAATCAAATCGAGCAGGATATGGCTCCTTTTGGCTTCATGAGCGACGGCACAGAAAGCGAAACTTTTGTCGATAGAGACGGTACAGTTTGGTCTACAGCCACTGGTAATACTGGGATTGATGAGTATGGTAGTATGAACTATATGTGGGACTATATGTAATCTCTGTTGAAAAGTTCATTTTCATAAATATTTTTAGATTATTCGGACTTTCACCAGGGAGAACAAACAGATGCCCGTAAACTTAGCATCGCCCGGAGTTCTAGTAAGAGAAGTTGACCTCACCTTGGGTCAAGTACAAACTTCTTCTGACAAGACCGGAGCTATTGTCGCCTCTTTCGCAAGAGGACCCGTAGATGAGCCTGTACTAATCGCTAGCGAAAACGAACTACTAGAAGTTTTCGGACAACCTTCCTCTACTGATCGTCAGTATGAAGGTTGGCTAACAATCGCATCATACCTCTCATATGGTGGTATTGTGCAGGTTGTACGTTCTGACAACGATCGGATCGAAAATAGCTTCGCTGGTGTTGCAGTAACGGACATTAAAATTAAGAGCGTAGAAGACTACAACGCTCTAGGATATGATGAAAATATTATTCCAGGCTACACTGTTATTTCCCGTAACCCCGGTTCTTGGGCTAACGGTGTAAAGGCTGCTTTTATTGATGGTAAGGCTGACCAAGTCTTTAATGGCGTAGGTCTATCCACCGCAGGAAGCCTAATTGCCTTGGGACAAGGTATTGTACAGCCAATTAGTAAAGTAGCTGCTGGTTCTGGTACAACTAGCCTAGTAGAGGGTAACCTCAAGGGCATTATTACTGGTATCAATACAGCCAAAGACGAACTAGAAGTAAAAGTACTATCATTCACACCTGCCTCCGGTCCTAATGCCGGTGTAGAGAGTGAAGTTGACTATCAGCAGGGTGGTACTTGGTCCTTCGTAGCTGGCGATTTCGACGCAGTAACCAACACAGGTATTGTAACAAGCTTACCTACTCAGTTCCCACGTGACTGGTTTGATGAGCAAACCATTTCACTACAAGGTGGTCGTGTTTCAGTCAACTGGAACTCCATCGCTAACCGCCCAACAACAACCGAGTTCGCACGTAGCCGCAACTCACGCTTCGACGAAGTACACATTGTTGTATTCGACGACACTGGTGAAGTAACTGGTAACGCAGGCACCATCCTTGAGAAGAACATTGGTATCTCCAAGGGTCGTGACGCTGAGTTCTCTGTAGGCACTCCCTCCTACTGGAGAAAGCACCTAGTTAACACATCCAGCTACCTCTTTGGTGGTTCACAGCCTGAAGGCGTTGTTCCTTGTGCATTCGAGGGCAGTAGTTTCACTCCCGAGACCGGTGGTGACTGGGACCAGCAGACACGTAACGTTCGTTTCGACGGTTGCGGTAACCTAGAGCTAACTCTAGAGAACGGCAGAAACTATGATGGTTTATCTGATATCGATCTACCTGGCGCACTTCGCGTAGAGGTTGGCGACATCGCTGCTGGTTACGACAACTTCGAGTCTGACGACGAACTAAACGTAGACTTCATTCTAATGGGCTCCTCCGCTTACAGCGAAGCTGAGTCACAATCACTAGCTAACAAGATCATCAGTATCGCTGAAAAGCGTAAGGATGCTCTAGCTTTCATCTCACCTTACCGTGCCTCACAAATCACCGACTCCGGTGCTGGCGCACAGGTAACCATCTCTTCTGAGAAGGTAACTTCTAACCTAATCAACTTCTATAGCACAGTTGCTTCTAGCTCCTACGCTATTCTTGATACTGGTTATAAGTACATGTATGACCGTTTTGCAGACAAGTTCCGCTATGTTCCCCTAAACGGAGACATCGCTGGCTGCTGCTGCCGTACCGATCAGGTTGCATTCCCTTGGTTCTCCCCCGCTGGTACAACCCGTGGTGCTATCCTCAACGGTTCACGCCTAGCATACAACCCAACTCAGAGCCAGAGAGACCGTCTCTACTCCGCACGTATCAACCCCGTCATCTTCTCTAACGATGTAGGCGGTATCGTACTATTCGGAGACAAGACTGCTCTATCAGCTTCCTCTGCATTCGATAGAATCAACGTTCGCCGTTTGTTCATCTACATCGAAGAGGCTATCTCCGCCGCTGCACAGGATCAGCTATTTGAATTCAACGATGAAGTAACTCGTACCAACTTCGTCAACATCGTAGAGCCTTTCCTCCGCGACGTTGAATCCAAGCGTGGTATCACCGACTTCGTTGTTGTATGTGACGAAACCAACAACACACCCGCAGTCATCGACCGTAACGAGTTCGTTGCTGACATCTTCGTCAAGCCCACACGTTCCATCAACTTCGTTGGTCTAACATTCGTTGCTACCCGCACGGGCGTTAGTTTTGAAGAAGTTGTAGGTACTGTTTGATCGCTACTACCTAACCAAAAAGGAGAATAACCTAAAATGGCATCAACAAGAACCCAGGTAGAGTCCCCAGTATTGAGGACTATTAGCGACTTCAAGGCTAAGATGACCGGCGGCGGTGCCCGTCCTAATCTATTTGAAGTTGTTCTTCAGTTCCCTCTCTCGGCTCCTACCGATACAGACACGCTACAGAAGTCCCGCTTCTTAGTCAAGGCGGCTGCACTACCAGCTTCCAACATCAACCCCATCGAAGTTCCCTTCCGTGGTCGTATCCTAAAGATCGCAGGTGACCGCACCTTCGACACTTGGACCATCACCGTCCTAAACGATACCGACTTCGCCATCCGTTCCGCATTCGAGAACTGGATGAACACCATGAACAAGATGGAAGATGCAACCGGTACTCAGGATCCCGCAGACTATCAGTCTGACGCATATGTCTACCAGCTAGACCGCGACGGTTCCACACTACGTACCTACCGTTTCCACGATGTTTTCCCAACAAACATCTCCACCATCGACCTCAACTACGAATCCACTGATACCATTCAGGAATTCACCGTAGAAATGCAGGTCCAGTGGTGGGAAGCCATCAAGGGCAGCGGCGCAAACGCAGGCGGTCAGGACATCTTCTGATTCACCAGCTACATACTCAGAAAGAGACCTCCGAAAGGGGGTCTTTTTTTGCGCGTCTAAATATAATAGTAAGAAAGGTATACACCCACCACTTTTTTATTATGGGAAGGTTATTTGGATTCTCTATTGAAGACTCGGACATTCAACGTCCAGGGTCTATCAGCCCCGTTCCCGAGAACAACGCGGACGGTGTTGACTATTATTCTGCGGGGGGCTTCGGTGGTACCCACGTGGATATTGAGGGTGTCTACAGAACAGAGTATGAACTAATTCGCCGATATAGAGAGATGGCTCTTACCCCTGAGGTAGACAGCGCCATCGAGGATATTGTAAACGAAGCAATCGTCAGTGACTTGTATGAGTCACCCGTTCAGGTAGAACTTAGCAATGTAAATGCTAGTGATAAAGTAAAGAACATCATTCGTGATGAGTTTAAGTACATCAAAGAGCTTCTAGACTTTGATAAGCGCTCCCACGAAATCTTTAGGAACTGGTACATCGACGGTCGTCTCCATTACCTAAAGGTAATTGATATGGAGAAGCCCCAAGATGGCATCATGGATCTTCGCTATATCGACCCTATGAAAATTAAGTTTGTCCGCAAACTTAACCCACAGGCTGCAAATAGTAAGGCATCACAAGTACTAACTCTCAATAATACTGGTGCTCAGATTCCTGATGGAAGAAACAACCAGTTTAGTCAAGCCATTGACGAGTATTACGTATATACTCCATCAGCAAACAACGCTAATGGCACTGGATACAATGCCCCATTCGGCTCCAATGCTAGTGCTTCTATCAAGATTGCTAAGGACTCTATTGCGTATTGTAACTCAGGTCTAGTTGATAGAAATAACCAGTCAGTTCTTTCTTGGCTACATAGCAGGGCTTAAACATGATTCCTTGTTCAGAATCACTGACAATTCCCCTGCGAAACAGAGGGCCCGCATCCTTTTCAAGGCTTTCGGGAATGCTCTGACAACCAGCAATTAACACTATAAAAAGTAGTAAAAACAGGTTCTTAAACACGCAGATGCCGCCGTAAAAATAATGCTATTGATCGAAGGGAGGTGAATATTCATAATAAGGTAATAGAACAAGGAGGGCAAAAAATGGCTAGGCCAGCAGAGTTTGATCGTACGGATGT